CGCAGACTAGTATAAATGTACTATCTACAGAAGGATATCCTGATCAAGGACTAGTAAAGATTGATGATGAGATTATTTTTTATACGTCGAAGACTGAGACATCTTTAGATGGTCTAAGACGAGGTGTACATGGTAATACGAAACTTGGAGACCTATACAATACATCTAACTTTGTTTCTACTGTAGCGGACAATCATGCTGTAGATTCAAAAGTACATAATCTAAGCAATTTGTTCTTATTTAGTCTGATTCAAGGATTTGAGTCAGAGTATCTTGCAGGTATTCCAGAAAAGTATTTGAGAGGCGAGATTGATAAGAGAACTCTCATTAAAAACATTGGATCTTTCTATAAAGCAAAAGGTACAAAGCGTTCTATACAATTTTTATTCAATGCTCTTATCAGTAGTAATGATACAGATGTATATTATCCAAAAGATACTACACTAAAAGCATCTGAGTCTGATTGGACTAACGTTTATTCTCTTAGAGTCATTGCTCTAACTGGAAATCCAGAAGATTTAATTGGTCAAACTATTACAGAGAGTGGTAGTAACTTTGCATCTGCTGTTGTTGATAATGTTCTCAAAGAGCAGATTGTAGATGGTGTACAGATGTGGGATGTGATCCTCAATAGAGGAACAATCAATAATATATTTTCTATTGCTAACAAAACCACTTTAACAAAAGTTATTTCTACAACAGATACTATTGGAGATACTATTGAAGTAGATTCAACATTTGGTTGGGACAATGAAGGATCTTTTTATATTAATAATGAACTTATTGAATATGCATCAAAAACTGCTAGAAAGTTTGTTATCAAAAATAGATCTCTTTCTACTGCACACGCTGTTGGTGGAAGACTTTACAGTAACACAGTAATCAAAGGTGGTAGTGTATCGTTAATACCTTTAGGTGTTGTATACAACTTAGTTCCTAAAACATCTACACCATATGGTATTGAAGGTGAAGTAATCAATGTAGAGAAGTCTGGTTTTGATACTGTAGATCCTATTATTAAAACATCTGGTAATACTATCAGATGGAAGTTCCCTACTTCAACTGATGTTGTACAAAGTGGAGATACTAGAACCACTAATGCTAATACCAAGACAATCCCTGGTATCACTGAAATTTTTGAAGATGATAAAAATTATTATATATGTTCTAGTGGATTTCCAGTAGGAAGAACTGTATTTTTTAACCAGACTATTCCTCCTAGTGATACCCCAGTTGATCAACCCTTATTGAGAACGATTCGCAAGTCTCCTGAGACTACAACTGAGACTTATGAGACAAGTAGGAAAGATGTAGGAATTTTTATTGATGGTGTACTAGCATATAGCCATAAACATGAGGACAGTGTACTCACAGGACCTATTACATCTATTAAGGTAGACAGTCAAGGAACTGGATACAGTAGACCTCCATTTGTTTTGGTTAACAATACACCTTACCTAGCAACAGCAAATATGTCTGGTTTGGTTGTAGAATCTGTAACAATTGTTACACCTGGTAATTACACTACAGCACCTACCGTAGATATTGTATCTGGTAGAAACGCTGAATTAAATGCTGTTGTCACTATGGGTGAGATTACAAGCATTACAATCACAAATCCTGGTGAGTATTACTCTGCTCCTCCTACGATTAGAATTACTGATAGAAAAGGTAGAGGTAGATTTGCACAGTACGAAGCAAGAGTTTCAGCAACTGGACAAATTACTGAATTAGTTAAAATTAATGGTGGTTCTTTTTACACTGCTGGAGAAGTTTTAATTGAAATAATTCCATCTGGATCTGCTGCTACAGCAACAGCATCTATTTTTGAATGGATTAAAAACAGATATGAGACTTTAGGTAGTGATAAAGATACAGAGTATGGATTTTCATTCTTAAATTCTAGAGGATTTAATAATTATGGTGTAGTTGCATATCCACCCTCGTTAAAGACTAGTCTTAATGATGTTAGTTCTAATCATTCACCTATTATTGGTTTTGCCTATGATGGTAATCCAATCTACGGTCCTTATGGTTACACTAATCCTACAGATAACACATCTGCAATTAAAAGGATTGAATCTGGTTTCAGGAAGAGAACTACACGTTCTAATGGACCTTCTGTTGTAACTTATCCTTTAGGTTCTTTTATTCAGGATTACTACTATGCAGATAGACTTGGTGATGTTGATAGAAACAATGGTAGATTTTGTGTAACACCTGAATATCCTAATGGTGTCTATGCATACTTTGCTACTGAAGATGTTAATGGTGATCCTGCATATCCTTATTTGTTAGGTGATAATTTTTATAGTCTTCCATTATCAGCAAACTTTAATGAGTTCCAAACTCATGCTGATTTACCAGAGGCAGCTATTAGAATTAGGAGACCTAATACCCCTGATAATGGTATTGTAACAAGAGCAAAAACAAAAGATATATCTACAGGTAGTGTAGATTCCTTCAGTGTATATGCGTCTTCTAGTAACCTCTCAGTAGGTAGTACAATTATACTAGACAATACTGATACTAATGGTCGTGATGCTAGAGGATCTATATCACAGATTAAAGGAAAATCTATTTCTACTATTGAAGCAACTAATAAAGAAGTTGATTCTCAAAAAGTTGCTACATTACAAATCACAGAAAATTGTTACATTTTTAATGGAGACACAATCAGTCAACCATCAACAGGTGTTTCTGGTATCGCTGTAGGTGATGTACTAGACGGTAAATTTATTGTACTTAAAAATATTGTTGGTGGAACATTTGATGATACTGGTTTATTTGATTCATCTACAGTATCTTTAAATATTGTTCTTAACACAAATGCTACCTTTACTAAAGGTGCAATTTTAGAATACACTGATGGTAATAATGTTATTGCTAGTGGTGAAGTAATTGAAACTACTGATAAAAGAAACTCTGTAAAAGTCAAAGTTCTAACTGGAGCATTTACTATCACTACAGACTATTACTTGAGAAGTGATAACTTACTTAACACTATTGGTGCTGAGATTTTAAGCACACAAAGTTTGAGCACAGGACTTGTTCCTTTTAAAGTAGATACAAAGGTTGCTCTAGTAACAACATCAACTAATCACGATCTTTCTATAGGAAATCTAGTCAATATTAAGATTGATCCAGATGATAGTATTACTACAAAAAATTATTATGTACAACTAGGTGCTATTCAAGAAATTGATGTAATTCCATTATCATTCTCTACTAGAATTAATGATCAAGGAATTGGTAGGTTTACTATACAGAATAGTGGTGCTGATTATCAAGCAAGTAATACTGTTGCAGATGTAGCATTGTCTGGTGGATCTGGAAATGGTGCAACAGCAAACATTACTACAAATGCAGATGGTAGAGTTAGTACAATTGTACTAGTCGATAAAGGAAATGGTTACAAACTAGGAGATATTCTTACAGTGCCTGATGTTGCTCTATCAAAGAGTGGTAGTGCTCCTGCAAATTCTCAAGATGTTCAAATTAGAGTAGAGCATATTGGTTTTGGTGCAGGAGAAAATCTCTTAACTGTACTTGATGTATCTGAGATAGCAGATAATGATTATATTAGTATTGGTGATGAAATTTTACAAGTCACAGATGTTAGAGAAACTACAAAACAATTAGTGGTAACTAGAGGGCAAAAAGGAACAACTGAAAAAGATCATTATCATAATGTAGAAGTATCTTTAGATGTTGCTGATTTTAGATTCAATGTGGGAAGCACTATTGCTATTACTGGTAATTCTACATTAGATCCTGTTGTTGTATCTTACAGCAATGGTAGATTGGTTGTTGAGCACAATCAAAACTTCTTTACTACTGGAAACTATGACGATTATAAAATTGGTCTGGGTTCTACTTTCTTTGATGAGAGTGTTCCTAAGAAGTTAGTAAAACTACAACAAGTATCTGATTTTATCATAGTTACAAAAATATCTGAAAACGCAAATGGTCCTTATCAGATCTCTCCTAATCTTCAGTTCCAAGATCATTATCAGTACAAGTTTGACTTAAGTCATTTTACTAATGTACATTCTGAATTTTTAATCTCTCCAAGTAAGTCTGATAATATTATTGCTCCAGAACTTGTTAGACAAGGAACCCCTGGTACTGCTAATGCATGTGTATATGCTAAGTTTGGATATGGTGCTAGACTAGGCACAGTAAACCTAGCAGGGACTCTAACAGATAGGAAAGATCCACTATACCAAAGATACTATTACAAATCAATCGTTACCACAACGTCTGCTGGTGTCCAATCTATTAGAATCGGTCCTACCAGTGTAATTAGAGATCAAGACAACTATGTGGAAATTATACAAGATCCTTTGCAGGGTCAACATCAAGTTGTATATGTAACACCCACTCAATTTGTATACTCAATGGATATCTTACCTAGATGGTATGGTACAGGAATTATGTCGTACACTACATCTGGTGTAAATGCAGTTGGTGAGATTGCTGAGGTTTCTGTTGCTAATTTAGGAACTGGATATAAGAAAGTTCCAGCAGTTCTTGGTGCTGCTATGAGAGTAGCAGATGAAGCACATGTAACAGCACAGTGGGATGCTGTAGGTAAAAATATTGCTGGCGTTACTATCAATACTATTGGTAAGAACTATTCTAAACCAAAAGTTATTGTTACTGATGGTGATGGTGCTGAAGTAGCATTTGATATTCTAAAAACAGCAGCAAATGGTATTGCTAATGTTATTGTTACAAATAAAGGTAAAAATTATACTTACCAACCAACACTAAAAGTTATTGAGAGTGATCTTCGTGTATATGCAAAATCAAATTCTATTGGTGTTACTAAAAATGTAGAAATCGAATTTAGTGGATCAGGTATTTGGAATGATTCTTCTTTACAAAGAAAACATTCTTCTAGTATTGCATTGATATTGGATACTACTGATGAGTTCTTATCAGGTGAGCAAATTACACAGGGATCTACAACAGGTATCGTTACCAACAAAGGATGGAGAAAAGGTTCAAACGTTCTTAAAGTAAAAATTTTAACAGGTGAATTCGTCAAAGGCACTGCTATCACTGGTGTTTCTAGTGGTAGTATAGGTGCCATCGACGAGATACTTGAAACAGAATTTACAGTTGACACACGTTCTTATTTTGATAACCTAGGTAACTTTGGTTCTGATAAAGGAAAGGTTGGTGTTAAAACTCACAGAGTTGCAGATAATAATTTCTATCAAGACTATTCATATGTTATTGAATCTGAATCTGGTATCAATGATTGGAGAGATTTAATTAAAGAATCTGTTCACCCAGCAGGATTTAAAATGTTTGGTGAATTGAATGTTGATTTAAACGCAACTGTTCGTATTAATGAGAATACTAAGACAGGTCAAAGGTCACAACTCAATCTATGGAATGAGAATGAGAACAATGCTAGTGTTGGTAACACTGTTAGACAGATTGTTAACACTATCAATCTTAACAAAGATATTAATGTTCTTCGTGGTACTGGTTCTGTTACCGAACAGGCATTTGATGTTAGAGGACTAACTGCTAAAGAAATCATACTAGAACCAGCATTTGATGGTGACTTTGATTTTATGGGATTACAAAGAGGAACTAGAGACTTTATTATTAAAGACAAGAAGACTGGTCAATCAGTTTCACCATATAATGCAATGGCGTTGACTATTACCCTAGATGGTATTCTTCAGGAACCTGAAGTTGCATACACTGTATCAGGTGATACAATTCGTTTTGCTAAAGCACCACTTGGTCCACGTACTGAAAACAACGCATCTATTCCTGCTCAGAAATTTATTGGTAGACAGTTTGAATATAAAGATGCTGCTAAGAATGGACAATACTTAAAGAAAGTACGTCAAATTTTCCAAAAAGAAGGAACATGGATTGATGCTGCTAATCAACTAAGATTTAATAGAGCATTTATTCAAGAAGAAGCGATCGGATATGCAAAAGAAACATATCCAACATTATCATGGAATACTTTAGAAAGTAAGTGTGTTAGAGACATTGGTCTCATTGTAGACGCATTTGAGCATGATTTGAGATACGGTGGTAATCAGAAAACTATAGAGGCAGCAGAGTCTTACTATAATAACGGAAGCCTAGCTTACATCAACGCTCAGCTTACCGAGAGCCTAGCCACATACAAATACACTATGAATCTATGTGTTGCTGCTATGCGTAACTGGGACATAAGTTTACAAGGTTGCACTGTAACACCTGGATCAGACATCATTACATTACCTTCTATGTTAGGTATCTGTATAGGAATGAATGTTTCTAGTGGTCTTCAGTTTGATCAACCAACAATTATTACAGAGATTCTATCTGGTAATCGTGTAAAAGTTAGCAGAGTAGCAAATACTAGTTACAGTGGTCAAGTCATTAGTACTGCAGTTACAACTACAGGTCAAACTAACTATGGTCCAACTCAAGTTACCAATTCAGGTACTTTGCAAGTTGGTGTTGGATCTACTGTTACTATCTACAATACTGTTAATAACATCAATCAAGTAACATTCTCATTCAGTAGAATCAATAACGGCACCTACATGGATGCTGCACGTTTGATTGAGAAGAATAGATCTTATATTACAGAAGAAAC